ATGAGGTTGAGCACGTCGGTAGGGTTGCGGAGCACGCAGCCGATCGAGTGGGGGACGATCCGCGAGACGGTGCGGTCTTCCTGGATCTGCAGCGGATACCAGCCGGTGCCGGCCCGAGCGAACCAGCCGGCCTCGAAGCCGCCGGGCAGGACGACCGGGGCCGAGTTGTAGTCGGCCCCGGGGATTAGGCTGATCCGCGGGTTGCCGCGATAGTAGATCGTGCGTCGCTCGGAGCTTGGCACGTACGTGTCGCGGTAGTCGCTTGGCAGGCCGCCCAACTCGACGAGGTACTGGCCGGTGTGATTGGGGTTGTAGGCCTGCATCGATATGAGCATGGCGCAGAGTTTGCCGCCGTGGTGGTAGGCGTTCCGCGGGGTCATGATGTAGCTGGTCTGCTCGAGGTCGAGGTAGGTCCCGGTCTGCAGCTGGACCGAATCGATCAGCGTGAAATCGTGGGTGAGCTGGGTGTAGGCGAAGCGGCGGTCGCGGCGACCCTCGCCGAGGAAGACGCCGTGACTGTTGACGGTGATGCACTGGTCGCCGCAGTAGATGTCGTAGACGCCTTGTTGCGAGGACGGGTTGCCGCTGTGCAGGTCGGCGAAGTAGCTGGGGATGGTGGTCATGGGGACCGACAGCTCCTCGGTCGCGGTGGACAGCCGATACCTCTTGAAGCAGCTTTCGCCCCCGCTACTTCCGGGGGCGGAACTTCCGGGGTCGTACCACCAGACGCGGTTGTCCCAGACGTCCACGGCCTCGACACCGGTGAGCGTGCCGATGGGCCACTGCGTGACGGTCGGGGGCGTGGTCGATTCGTCGATGCGGAAGTGGTAGAGGCTCCGCTGGTACGAGAACACCAGATCGACGGGGGTGGGGTCGCAGGGGCACTCGTCGGCGACGCAGATGACGCCCTGATCGTTGAGCACGATGCCCCCGGAAGTTCCGGTCCAGGCGGTCATCAGGCACCCTCCGTCGCCTGACAGGCGTTGGCGTTGGGGACCTCGTTGATCCAGTAGATGGCCGGAGCGCCGTCCGGTTGCGGGACAGCTAGGCCGGCGGTCGCGGCGAGGTACTGACCGCGTGGCATGCGTCGCCAGGCGTGGGGGCTGGCGAGCGGGTCCACGGCCGTGGCGAGCTCGTTGCCGGCGAGGTCACGGACGGTGTAGGTGAACGAGCATTGGTTGTCCTTGTCGCCGGGCAAACCGCCGGTCTGCGTGAGCTGGACCGGGACAAGGGAGTCGGCTTCGCCGAAGCGGACGAGGGCGAAGACCACGCCGGTGCCGGCTTCCTTCCACAGGATCGACAGAGGCCCCGAGGTCGAAGACGCAAGCATCGTCTCGTCGTCGGCCACGTCGGCGTGGGTGTGAGCCTCGTCAGTGACGTCGATCTTGGCTATGCACACGCCGCTGGCGTAGGCCCGGCCGATTCCCCCGGCGATGATGGGCTCGGCCGTGATGACGATGCGTCCCGTGCCGACGTCCTCGGCCACGGGCATCGCCACAGTGAATCCGGGGGTGGCGGCGAACGCTTCGGCGTTGTCGCCCGGGTCGATCAGCACCCCCAAGATCGCCGCGGCCGAGAACCGTTCAAGGTCAGCCCCGGAAGTGTTCTTCACGCGGATTGTTGCCCTGGACATCACCATGGGCGTCACGGACCGCGGCGCACCGAGCCCCTCGTAGTGCGCCCGCGTGGCGTCGATGACGCGGTTCCAGTCCGCGGCCGGGATCCGCATCGGCTGGCCGGACTGGACGTGACGCAACCCGGCCATGGTCAGATCCCCAGCCCCGCGAAGCTCGCTTGACGGTACACCCGCTCGACGTACGCGGCGATCGGTTTGCGCACCAGCATCTTGGCCGCCGTGTCCTCAGCCTCCTGGTAACGCACCCACAGGTAGTCCCATCCGGCTTTGGCAATCCCGGTGATCGAGCCGATGGTGAGCCCGCTCACATTGGGCGAGCCGGCGAAGGCGTACGTCACTTCCCAGAGGTCGTCTGCCGACGTGCCGCGCCGCGACCCGGCCGCGCCGAGGAAAAGGCACTCGCCCGGGTCGAGACCGCGGAAGTTGTTGGTGTTGACGCAGCCCGTGAGGCTGAACAGCGTGCCCTTGTAGGCGGTGGTCACCGTGGACGGGCTGAGCCAGTGCGTCTCGGAGAACGAGTAGACGGGCACGGTGATGTCCACGCCGTCCACGCCGTTCTCAGTCACGCCAATCGCCCCCTCGTAATTCGCCGCCGTGCCGCTTGCCGCGTACGACCCCACCGTCTGCAGCGACTGGGTGATGTGTTGCGTGCCGCCGCGGGTCTCGAAGGTGAAGCTCGATTCGCCGGGTTCGGCGGTCGAGCCGCCGGTTGGCTTGGTGTACCGCACTGCGCCGAGCCAGATGGTCGGGGCGATCTCTTCGACTTCGGCGTCGTCGCGTTTGAGGCCCTCGTGGGTCAGGGGGGAAGCCGACAAGACCTGCGAGCGTGCCGTGGCGTCGGAGTCGGTGCCGCGGACTATATAGGTCAGCTCTGCCGACTCGTCGGCGAGCACGCGACCGAATTTTTCTTCCACGACGACGGGCACCCCTGAATCCTTTATGCGAAGGTCAAACCACCATGGCGCATCTCGCGTTCGATGCGCTTGGTGTTGCGGGCGGTGGCCTCGGCCGCGTCGGCGGTGCGTTCGGCGGCGTCGCTCTGCAACGCCATGCCGACGAGCGCCGCGGGGTTGAACGACCCCACCGACACGATGCGGTCCATAGCCCGGTCCAACTCTTCTCCTAGGCCCGAGAGGTCGGGCAGTTCCAACCCATCGATCCCTGGCACGGGGCTCTCACCAGCCTCGACGGACTCCCGCTTCTGCCTCGCCTCGGCGATCGCCTGCTCCCACTCGCGGCGGGCCTCGATGAGTGCCTTCTCGGCGTCGCGCTGCGCGTGGGCTTGTTCTTGAGCCTGTCGGTCTTGCTCGTCCTCGTACCGCTGGCCGATGACGCCGAGCGTCTGCTCGTTGAGCCTGGCCGACTGGCGGCGTCGGCTCTCGCGACGGCGGTCGGTCTCGATGACCTGCTCGCCGGTGCTGGCATCGATCTCCGACAGCCGCCCCCGGATTGCTCTGTCGATCTCGGCGTTCGCCTTGCTGGGGTCAAGCGAGTCGTCGAATAGCGACTTGATGACGTTCCACGTCTTTGCCGCCAGCGCCCGCATCCGCTCCCACGAGCGGTTGAAGATGTTGACGAACCCCAGCCACGCGGTCTGCAGGAACGCGGTGGTCTCGATCCAGCCCGCTTCGAGGCCGTGCCAGACGAGCTGCAGCGCCGACAACGCGCCGGTGAACGCGCCGACCAGCAGGTCCATGATGAAGTGCTTGAAGCCCAGCCACAGCCCCTGAACGAAGTTGATGCCCCGCACCCACTCGGCCTTGAGCGCCAGCCACAGGACGCGGGCCGCGAGCGAGACGTCTCCCGCCGCCAACGCATCCGCGATCCCCCGGAAGGTGGCCGCCGCGCGATCGCGGAGCTGGGTGAATCGGTCGGCCAGCCAGTCGAGCGCTTGTCCCGCGATGCCGCTGGCGTGCAGCAGGTACGCCGACAGCGCCGTCACGGCCACGATCACCAACCCGATCGGCGAGACGAGGAACGCCAAACCGGCGGCCAAACCGCCCAGCAGCGACACCACCCCGGCAACGGCCGACGCCAACGCACCCATGACTAGGGCCGAGCCGATCAACAGCCCGCCCAGCAGGATCAGGGCGATGCCGGCCCCGGTGATGACCGCGGCGATCTTCGCGGCCTGCACGACCAGCTGGCGGTTGGCCTTGATCCACTCGCTGGCAATCACCGCCAGCCGCAGCAGCGTGTCGGCGAGCTTGGTCAGCAGCGGTGCCAGCGCCGCTCCGACGTTGAACACCCCCTGGCGGACCACTTTCCACAATCGGTCGAGGGCATCGGTGAAGACCTCGGCCGCCGCGGCGTCCTCGCCCGACATCGTCAGGCCCAGGCGTCGCGCTTCTTCCTGCAACGCCGAGATGCCCTCGGCCCCCTGGGCGAACATCGGCAGCAGCTGCGTGCCGGCCCGACCGAAAAGGGCCTGGGCCAGCGCCGCCTTGCGGGTGGGGTCTTCGATTTCCGCGATGGCGTCGGCGATCCGCTTGAACTGCTCCTCGGGCCCCCCGGTAAGCCCGTCGAGGTCCTCGTACGCCAGCCCCAGGTCCGCGAGCGCGTCGGTCTGCGTCGACAGCCCACGGCCCGCGTCGTAGACCGATCGCTGCATGCGACGCAGCCCGCTTTCCAACGCCTCCAGCGACGTGCCGGTCTGGCTGGCCACGAACTTCAGCTCCGACAACGCCTCGACCGAGAAGCCGGTGCGTTTGGCCATCTTGGCAACCTGGTCGCCGTACGAGCTGAAGTATTTGGCCGACGCGACCAGCGGGGTCAACAGCGCAGTGCCGATGCCGGCCACACGCAGGCCCATCCCCCGGATTGCGCCGCCGAAGGCTCGCAGCTTGCGTTGGGCGGCGCGGAGGGCGCGGACCAGCTTGGTGTCGTCGGCGAACAGCTCGACGAAGGCCCGACCGGCCCGGATGCCCTTGGATGATGCCATGGCGAACTACTCCTCGTCACCCAACGGCAGCGCGTACCAGCCCTCGTGTAAATCCATCCGGCCCGCGACCGGTTCGCCGTCGTCGCCCTTCACCCAGACCTTCACGTCGGGGAGCGTCTCGCGCAGCCGCACCGGCGTGCCGTCCGGCACGTAGGTCGTGCGTACGCACCCGCTCAACCCGACCGTCGCGAACAGCACCAGCACCACCGGCCAGTGTCGACGCACCTGGCGGATCAGCCGCTCCCGTCGATCGCCGTCCGGGTCCGCGTCGTCGAACGTCGGCTTCAGGTGGGGAGCCCACAACTCGACGAGCGTTCCCAGCACCAACACGAGCACCGGCTGGAGCGCAGCGATGAGGCCGGTCATCCCTGGCCTCCGCTCTTGACCTTCGCGCGGCTGGCCGAGTAGCCGAGGCTGGCGAGCACGGCGACCAGGCCGCCGACCACGGGGGCGCTCCAGTGGTTGTCGCCGAGGATGTCCAGAGCGCCCGACGCCATGACGAAGCCGAGCAGCGTCGCGAGCAGCGACAACCAGAACTCGGTGGTCTTGAAGCCGGGCTTGGGGGAGGTGGTGTCAGGCATGAGAGTGTCCTTTCGTGGATTCCAAGGCCTCGCGTAGGAGGCGCAGGTCGTGCTTGCCGGCGACCGTCCGTGATCGCCGGTCGTGTCTTGCGTGAGGATCAAAATCCGACGCGTTGAACGGCCGGTGCTTCTTGGGGTTGCGGTTGGCGTTGGCGATCAGCGCACAGAGCAGGGAGGTGTGGGCCCACCGCTCGCGGCTGCTTCCCTCGGCCATCCAGAGCAGTTGCCGAAGCGTCAGACCCCGGAGCCCGGCGTCGCCGGGTCCGAGGCCGAGGCTTCCGGCGATCCGCCAGACATCCGCCCACCCCTGGAAGCGTCTGGATCGGCCATCGCTTCTTCCACCAGCTTCCCGGGGTCCAGGCCGTCGATCCGTGTCTCGATGGCCGTCACCGCCGCGTGGATCGTGGCCATCTGCTTGGCGACCGCCTTGGCCCGATCGTTGCGGCCCCGGGACCGGAAAAAATCCGTCAGCTCCTCGTAGAACGCCTTCTGCGCCGCGAGCAGCGTCTGGCCGTCAAAGGCGTTTCGCACGTCGTCGTCGCTGACGCCGTGCGTGGCGAACTGCCCTTCGAGCATGACGCAGAGGACTTCGCCCAAGAGCAACTCGTCGGTGCCGAGGAGCGTGAGGACAGGCGGCCCTCCCGGATCATCCTGCCGGGGGGCCTCCGGCTGCAGCAGGTCGATGCCCAGCTTCTCCTTGACGGCCATGGCGGTGCCAAGGTTGAGCGTCAGCGCCCAATTCCGGCCGGTGGTGTCGGTGAAGGATTTCATGGGTGGTGTTTCCTATCGCTTGGCGGCGACAGGCTCGCCGGTGAACTCGGGCAGGTCCAGGGCTTCGGTGCCGAAGTTGACGAGCTCGAGCGTGGCGGCGATGAGCTGGTCGAGGCGCTGCTTGTCGGCCTGGTGCAGGCCGGCGGCGGCGTCCTTGCTCTGGCTGCCGACCAGCTCGGTGTAGCCGGCCTTGAACCGGCGGAGCACCGCCTGGACGAGCGAGTTCTCGATGCCGTTGATGGCCTCGTCGGGGAGGAACTCGATCACGGGGTAGCTGTCGGGGTGCAGCTTGGGCAGGTCGAGCCGCTGGCCGGCGACGAGGTCGGCAAGGTCCTGGACGCGGCCGAGATAGCTGCGGGCGCGGGCGCGGTCGGGCAGCGGGAACTCGGCCTGCCGAGCGGCCTGGCTGACGCTGAGTTCCTTGGCGAACTTGGCGAAGTACTCGGCGAGCGTGGCGACGTCGAAGTTGGCGACTGAGGTCATGGGAACATCCTTGTGAAAGGGGTGAAAGGGATCAGGCGACTTCGACCCAGTAGTCGAAGACGGCGAGCTTGGCGGTCACCGACACGGTGACGCCTTCTTCAAGCGGTTCGCTGCGGCTGAAGTTGGTGATGGAGAAGTCGCCCAGCGGCCCTTCGGTGCCCGAAGCGTCGCTGGCACCGGTGAGCACGGCCAGTCGCAGCGTGCCGGCGGTGAGGAAGGCGGTCTTCACCGCGTCGAAGCCGGTGTCGCCGGGCTTCCAGAGCATCTCGAACTCGACGGTGCATTCGCGGAGGGTGGGGGCGGTGGCCCGCCAGCCCTGGTTGGCGCGGGTGGTGACGTCGGCCTCGCCGGCTTCGAGGTTGAGCGTGACGTCCTTGACGTTGGACATCTCGGTGAGGGAGGTGATCGCGGTGCCGGCGGGGCCTTGATAGATCTTGGCGTTCATGCCGAGGAGGAAGGCGTCGGGCATGGTGGGGTGCTCCGGGTGGAGGGGTTATCTGCGAACCGAGTCCCGCCACATGGCGGGGAGCTTGGGTTGTTCTTTGTCGAAGGCGGGGCCCATGTAGGGCCGCCCCCGGAAGTGGACGCGGTGACGTTGGCCGCGTCGGCGGAGGGTGGTGGTGCCGCCGTGCTCAAGCAGGGACGGCGCGTCGCCCCGACCCGAGCCGTTGAGCCGGGCGGGGCCGATGACAACGGAACGCTTGGTTGGGTCGAAGCCGAAGAAGATGAAGCGCTTGAGCAGGCCGGTGCGGGAGGTCGGCGGCTGGCCGGGTGACGAGGTGCGCTTTCGTCGGCGGATCGACGAGCGAGCCGAGCGACGCACGAACGCCCCGAAGCGGCTGAAGACGCGACGGGTCGCGCGATCGGTGGTCCTCACGACGGCGGGCTGATCGAAGAACAGGCTGTTGATCTTCATACCGATCATGGCGTTGATCTGCTTCTCTTCGCGGGCAATCCCGGGTGTTCGTTGGCGGGCTTCCGGGGGCGGGGGGGGGGCAGGAAGTTGGGCTCGAAAAATGGCGCTTGATTCCTGTCGCCGCTGTGTCCCGCGTCGAGAAGTCAGGTGATGTCCTCCAAGGGGCCTTCGCTGGTGATGCGGTAGACGACGCCTTCGCTGGCGACGACGGAGCGGACGTGGATCTTGCTGGCGTCGTCGATGCGGATGACCACGCCGCGGTAGTTGGGCGGGGTGAGCGGCATGTTCTGCCCCCCGGAATCTCCTAAGAAGATGGGCTTGGTATTGATGTATGTGGCGTCGTTGTCGATGGGCGAGGCGATCCACACGAAACGGCAGGGCGTGGGTTCGCTGACCAGCGGCTCGGCGACGCCGGCCTGGGCGGGGGCCATGCTGCCGCCGACAAAGGAAGTGGGGGCGGTGATGTCAACGAGCATCGCGCCGTCGTCGGGGTCGATGGCGATGGTCGCGCTGTTGAGCCATTGGCGTCGGGGTGGTGCCATGGTGGGTCTCTCCGGGGGGGCTATTTCATGCCGCGGTAGGTGACGGTGAGGACGCTGGTGAACACCCGCTTCTCGGTCAGGTGCTCGGACGCGTAGACAGGATCGTTGGTGGTGCGGACCCAGCTCACCCCCGCCCCTGGAGGTTGGGTGAGTTGGCGTCGACGGAGGTAGTCGGCGATGGCATCGACGAGCCCGCCGAGTTCGAGCACGAAGGCATCGACGTCGGAGTCCGGAGGCACCCGTTGCTGGACGCCTATGTCGACGCTGAGGTCGTGCTGGCTGGCGGCGCGGGTGGCCCCGGTGATCTCGACGGCCTTGGGCACGACGGTGACACGCAGGCCGGTCAGCTCGGACAAGTTGTAGACCGGCAGCACGCGCCGCTCTGCGATGAATGCGGGCGTGAACGTGGCGGCGTTGAGTTCGGCCGCGACCGCATCGGCAAGCTGGACGATGACGCTCATGGTTACACCACCCCTTCTGCCGTGAGCCAGGCCACGGCGGCCGACGCCGCAGCGGCGGTCACTGCCCCGACGACGACCCAGATCAATCGCCGCTGCCGGCGAGTGTCCTGTTCGAGGCGGTCCAGCCGCAGTTGGAGGCCCAGCTTGCCGTTGCCGCGGATCGCCTCGTCCAGCCGGTCGAGCTTGAGGTGGATCGACTCGAACTGGTTCTCGCAGTGCTCGGCTTGGGTGCAGGTGCTCACGCTTCGTCTCCGTCGGCGGGGCCGGTCTCGCGGGTGTGGATGCGGTAAGTGGTGCGGTACGGGTCGGACCAGCGCCAGGGCCCGTCGCCGTGGACGTCCATGACCTCGTACACGCGGCCGTCGTGGATCAGCTGGTGACCGACGCGCGGTTCGAGGAGCAGGACGTCTGCGGCGACGAGGAAGTCGACCGAGCGCGAACGGACCGTCGCCCCGTAATCGTCGGAGCCCTCGTGCTCGGTCGCGCCGAGCGTGGCCGCGATCGGCAGGTCGGCCTCGCCCGGGCGGCGGTAGACGACCGGTTCGGTGAGGTGCCTCTCGCGTTGCCGGTTCAGGAAGTCCTGGCCTCGACGCAGCATGCTCGTGGGAAGCGAGGTCATTACTGCGTGAGCCTGACCCGGATCGTGGCGTCGTCGTCGGCGGCGGGCAGGAGGCTCTTGCCCAGCAGCTTATTAGCCCCGGCGTTGTCGTCGGGCGTGGCGACCTGATTGCCGGCGTCCCAATAGATGGGCAGGCCGGCCGCGGCGTCGGTGCCGACGCCGGTGGCCTTGGCGATGTCGAAGACGCCGACGACGGCGATCGCACCGGGCTCGTTCGCCGGCAGCTTACGGGTGGCGACGCCGAGCAGGTCGTTGATGACGACGACCGACCCGGCCGGAACCAGCACGCTTGGGGTGTAGTCAACGGTGTTGCCATGCTGGATGTAGGTGGCGGTGAACATGGTGGGTCTCGCAGGAGGTGGGGGTCAGTGACGGGCGCAGCGGCACTGGCCGGTTCCAAGGGGGTGGAGTTAGGCTTCGCCCTTCATCTTCAGGCCGCCGCGGAAGTCTTGTTCCTTGACACCGAAGTCGAGGTAGCCGCGGAACTCGATGCCGAGCTTGTTGAAGACCATGTCGCTGCGCTCGACGGTCGGCACCTGCTTGCCGTTGAGAAACACGACCTCAACCGTGGGGATGGAGGAGGGTTCCGCAAGCAAGTACCAGGCCTTGGCGCTGGAGCCGCTGTAGTCCTCGTTGTCGAGGTAGTCGCTGGCGACGACGCTGAACTTGTTCGCGTGGGGGTTGCGGTCGCTCTTGGGCGAGCTGGCCGCCTCGTTGAGCGTCGTGGAGGTCATCAGCAGGTCGGCGAGGATCTCCAGGCTCGACGGCACGAGCAGCAGCTTGGGTCGGATACCCAGCGGGTCGTGCTTGCCGTCGGCGGAGGGGCGACGCTGCTTGCTGAAGGTGTGGCGAGCCAGCGTCAGGCCGTCAACGCTCAGGGCGGTGTCGGCCCCGGCCTTGTAGTTCTTGTGGCCAGCCGAAAAGAAGCTGCCCGGGTTGGCGAGCCACAGCGTCCAGAAGACCTTGTTGATGGTCAGGGCGGCCCCCTCGCCGATGCGGAACGGCACGTCCTTGAGCGCGTCGAGGTCGTCGTTGACGATATCGCGGCGATCGACGCCGAACATCTTGGCGTAGGTGTCGGCCTTGTTGGTGTACGACTCCTCGCCGACCTGGCCGTGCTTGATCTCGCCGTTGGGCGGCAAGGGGTCGAACCCGAAGCCATCAATGAAGCGGTAGCGGGTAACGGTCTTGAAGTCGCGGACCGATCCG